AATACAACGGCTATGATTTTCTGGCTTAAAAACCGTAAACCGGAAAATTGGCGCGATAAGATACAACAAGAAATTACAACTCAAAGCGCCGTTAAGTTAGTTATCGATGATAGCGAATTGAGTGATACAGATGAGTAAAACTAATCTGTTTGGTGATGTAATACGGCCAACACCTAAGCAAAAGGAATTCTTGCGCGCGGTAAAGCAAAACATATATACACTATATGGCGGCGCTGCTGGTGGCGGCAAATCGTATATACTCCGTTGGGGTTTAATATGGCTTTTAATTGATTGGTTTATTAGAACTGGAATTAAAGGCATACGCGTTGGGTTGTTTTGTGAAGATTATCCAAGCCTTGATGATCGTCAAATCTCTAAAATCAAAATGGAATTCCCGGAATGGCTAGGAACTTATAAAGAAAGTAACCATGAATTCACATTGAACGATGAGTTAGGCGGCGGCGTTATCTGTTTCCGTAACTTAGATAAACCGAGTAAATATTTATCTAGCGAATTCGCTGCTATTGCTATTGATGAATTAACTCTAAATAGTCGTGATGTATTCGATTTCTTGCGCATGCGGCTTCGTTGGACGGGTATAAGTGATACTAAGTTAATCGCAGCGACTAACCCGGGCGGTAAGGGCCATATGTGGGTTAAGGATCTATTTATAGATAGAAACTTTACAAAGGAAATGCAACCATTTGCGGATAAGATTGCGTATATCCAAGCGAGGGCGAGCGATAACCCTCATCTATCACAGTCTTATATAGATGCGTTAAATACATTACCAGAAAAACTACGCAAAGCGTACCTAGACGGCGACTGGAATATATTTGAAGGTCAAGTATTTACAGAATTCCGCACAGATAAGCATGTAATAGAACCATTTGAAATACCGCATCATTGGCAACGATATCGCTCAATGGACTGGGGATACACTAAACCATATGCAGTATATTCCTGTGTGGTTGATTATGACGACGTATTATATATTACTAGTGAATATTACGGCTGCAAGCCGGGCATGCCGGATACTGGCACACAGGAAACGGCAAGGGAAGTAGCACAAAAGATAGAACACATGAAAGACTATCAAGGGGTTGCAGATCCCGCTATATGGCAACGTACAGGGCATGACGGGCCAACGATTGCGGAAATATTCGCAACGGAAGGCGTGTACTGGGTGCGTGCTGATAACGATAGATTGGCCGGACTTATGCAAGTACATCAACGACTAAAAGAAGGTAAGTTAAAGATATTTAGTAATTGCGTACATCTAATACGCACATTGCCGGCTTTAACATATGACAAAATCAAAGTCGAAGATGTGGATACAAAGCAAGAAGATCATGCGTATGATGCGGTGCGTTATATGTGTATGGCGCGACCTGTTAAATCTGTTAAGCCTAACAAGCCATTTAATGACGGTTATAGATATGAAGATGAAACAGAAGGAGAAGTTACTGCATGGGGCGTATGAGTGAAAGAGCGTTGCGTGATTACGCTTTTAGAGTGTTAAAGTCGGAATATGGCGAACGTGAAGAAAAGGGTGTTATTATTCCGGCGAAATACACTGATGCGGAATTGGCAGAATTTGCGCAAGTTATGCCACAATGGCAAATAGAACAAATGTACGATATGATATATGGTTCTGAAATGGTGGAGTAATGGATATAGAACAAACATTTGATATATACGAAGCGAAAGCGAATGTTAAAAATGCATTGGGCGCTACATCGAACTGGCGGAAAAATGCTACTGAAGATTATGCATTTATGCAAGGCAAGCAATGGGAAGATGCCGACTTGAAAAAGATGCGTGAAGCTGGTCGCCCTGTGATTACAATCAATAGAATACGGGCAACTGTTAATCTGTTGTGCGGTTATGCATCGCAGAACGAAACAGAACCGGACTTCTTACCACGCTCGGAAGAAGATGATAGAATAAGCCGCGTTGCGAAAGGTATTACAAAATACTGTTTAGACCGCGCGCACTATCAACGAAATAAAGGCAAATGTTTCCGCGATAAAATCATATGCGGTTTAGCCAATTACTGGGTTAGCTATGAATTTGATTACCAAAAATTAGACGGAGCAATTAAAATCGAACGTGTTTCTCCTTTTGATGTTTTCGTAGATCCGGAAAGCACAGAAGAAAATTTAAGCGATGCGCAATTCGTTGGCCGGTATAGTTGGGAAAGCACAAGAAAGCTAAAACAGGTATATCCGGACAAGGCTAATGAAATTGATATGTTGAGTCATAAATATGACGATACAGAACTAGAAGCCGGCACGATTGAAACCATTAACGGTGAGTCGTTGTGGTATAACGAAAAGTATAAAAAAGTTCGTGTAGTTCAATACTGGTACAAGGAATACGGAAAAAGAAACGTATACATGACAAAAGAGGGCCTAATTGATGAAAATAACCCGCTATTTGTTGTGTTATTGGCTACAGGCAAGAAACCTACTAGCATACCAGATACTAAAATCAGATATGCAACGTTCTCCGATAGTGTACTGCTAGAAGAAGGCGAAAGTCCTTATAAGCACGGTAAATTCCCACTAGTGCGTGAATATTGTTACTATACGGGTGAATTAATAGATGATGAACTAGAACCAGCCGGCGTGGTGCGTGATCTCAAAGACGCTCAACGTGAAAAGAATAAAAACAGAAGCCAACGTATGCACGTTGTTAATCAACAGTCTTTAGGTGTGAGATTCTGGCAAGGCCAAATAGATGAACACGATAAGAAAATAATCGAAAAGAAAAGCACAACACCGGGAGCAAATATATTCTTGAAGCCGGGTGTTACATTCCAAGACGGTACGCCGTCAATGGATAGCGCTATTAATCTAACTTTGGAACAACAAGCGGACAATGACTTTTATTCGATTAGCGGTATCACTCCGGAAAGCCTTTCCGGTAGCATTGGTTCTATGAGCGGCAAGGCGATTGATTTACGCCAGTCTGTAACAACCGTACAAACGGCGGATATATTCGCACAAACAAAAGAAGCGGAGTTACAAATTGTTAAATTGCTATGGGGTGAAAAGAATGCACCGGGTTTAATTCCTCAATTCTACAACCAAGAAAAGGCAATGCGAATTTTGGGCGACGACGGCAAGAAGGAATTTGTACAAATTCAACCGGAATTAGGTCAGCCAATGCAAGAGCAAATTATCACGGATCCGTTTGGGCAACCTAAATTAGATGAAGAGGGAAACCCAATCAAACAAGTATTGTATGATTTGAGCTGCTTTGATTTTGATATCGTGATTAGCACAAGCCAAGCAAGCGCAACGGCCCGCAAGGCTAACCTATATCAATTATTGGAAGCTAAGAAGAGTGGCGTTGATATTCCTATGGATATCATTCTTGATTTTATGGACTTCCCAGAAAAAGAAGCGGTTAAGAAACGGATACAACAAGCGGCAGAAAAGCCGGCTATGCCAGAATTGCGTGTTAGCGGCAGCCTAGATGATATGCCAGCGGAAGCATTGAGCATGTACTTACAAACGCTAGGGGTTGAGATTTCACCGCAACAAATCATGGCGGAACGGTTAGCCTTGAAAGNCACAATAATAAAACGCTCCTATATGGGGCGTTTTTTATATTTCGCCCCAAGTAATGGCGTTAAACTACTTGCACTTATATACTCGCCCGGTAATGGCGTTAAACTGCCATATTCTTATATTCGTCCAGCAATGACGTTAAAAGGCAAAGGAGTATTTGATATGGAAAAAGATTTAGTAAACATCGAAGAAGCTGGTTTCACTCCAGAAGATTTGGAAAACGCGGGCGTAGAACTGGAAGAAACAACCGAAGAAACGAATACACAGGAAGGCACAAATGAAGTTCCCTCTACTGAAACGCCGGAAAGTGATGCGAATGATGCGGAAGTAGAAACAGAAACGCCGGAAATTAACGAAGAAACGGAAGAAACGCATGCGAACGATCAGAACTTAAAAGCGGCACTTGCACAGGAACGCGCAAGACGAAAAGCGGCGGAAGAACGTGCTAGACAATTTGAAGCACAACAAAAACCGATTGAATTACCGCAAGAAGAAGTATCAAATATTCGTGATTTTGTACGTCGTGAAGCGTTGAAACGTTTTAATATGACGGCGGAAGATTTAGAAAGTTTGATGTATGAAGATGCTGAAAAGTACAACGAATTCATTCGCTTTGAAGCCAATGCAGAATATGCAATTACTAATCAGCAAATTGCAGTACATCAACAACGACAAACTAACCTAAATTTCGTAAATGAAATTAAATCGCTACCAAACTTTAATGAGTTGTATCAACGCGGTTTAGACAAGTTAAACGGAATGACGATGCGCGATGCACAACCAATTAACGATGCGTTTTATCGCGTTGATCAGGGCGAAGGTACGGAAGCCGATTTTGAAACCATTAGAAAATTTGTTGATGAATTGCAAAATGAACGGGCGACGAGTACCGAAGTACCAAACAACCCACTAGAAGTAGCGGCGACATTACCAAAGGCTGGTGCGCTCAATGGTGGCGTTCCTACACCTAACAAGGTAACGGAAGAAGATATTTTAAAAGCGTATGACACAGGCAATCTTGATGCATTGCCGGACGATGTACGCAAATATTTTGACGAATTATAAGAGGTAAAATATGGCAGAACAAAGAAATCAAGTAACTATTCCAGCGGCGTTAGTCCCTAAGATTTGGACTAAAAAAGTGTGGCATGAAGGATTAAAAGAGTCTTTCTTCGATAAGTTCACCGCACTTGACGGTTCTAACGTTGTACATAAAAACAAAGATTTAGAAGGTGTCAAAGGCGATGCAGTAACATTTGGCTTGATGATGAATTTAAGCGGTGCCGGTGTTGAAGGTAACCGTGCGACATTGACTGGTAACGAAGAAACATTGAACATCTATGATTTCACAGTACAAACTCAACTCGTACGTAACGCAGTATCTCGCTTTGAAGCAGACGACCAAAAAACACAATACGACATGTTGAAAGAAATCAAAGGTGCCTTGAAGCAGTGGTTAGCTGATTGGCAAGATAACAAGTTAATCGCTAAACTTTCCGCATCTCCTACCGCTGGTGAAACGCTTTATGCATCTTCCGCCGGTACGCAAGCATCTATTACCGCAAACGATAAGTTGACTACTACACTCATTTCTCGTGCTAAACGTAAAGCACAAATGCACGGCCCTAAAGTGCAACCGATTAAAGTTGACGGCATGGACAAATTCATTATGTTGGTTTCTCCTTGGGCAGCTCGTGATTTGAAAGATGATGCAAAATGGTTGGCAGCACAACAAAACGCCAACGTTCGTGGTTCTAAAAACCCTATTTTCACAGGCGCGTTAGGCGAATATGACGGCGTTATTCTTTACGAATACGAACGCGTATTGAATGACAAAACAGGTGCATCTAGTGCTAACGTATGCCATAACTTGCTTTTAGGTAAACAAGCGGCATGCTTTGCGGTATCTCGTCCGGCTAAACATATCAAGCAAGTGGACGACTACGGCAACGTAGAGGGCAATGGTATTGCTTTCTATGGCGCAATCGAAAAATCCAAGTTCAATAGCAAAGATTACGGCGTAATCAATGTTATGACTGGTGGCGTAGTAGAAGCATAAGTATGATAGGCGGGGCAACACCCGCCTTTATTCTTATATGGGGTGAATATGAACGTAAAACAACTCATCAATAGGGCGTTCATGCAAATAGGCGATACCTCGCAAGAACAATATACTCCGTATTATTTGTTGGAGTATTACAACGAGGGAAATCACCTGTTAAATGCCCTAATCGGTCAATATTGCCCGAGCCTTGCAACAGGAACATTTGAGGGTACTGGACGTGGACGGATCACATTGCCGTTTCAATGCATTAGCATACTGAATGTCAAGGCAAATAATGCGGACGTACAAGGGTACCAAGTATTGAACTTACAAACGGTTGTATTTGATGCGGACAAAGAGCAGAAAATCACCGTTGATTATATAAAGACGGCCGGCTATAAGATGCTTGAAGATGAAAGCGGACTACCGGCAGAACTTGAAACATTGTTAGTCGATTACATCGTATATCGTGTGATGAACCTTGATATTTCTGGAATTTCAGCAAATATGGTTAGTGCGTTGCAATCAATTAATAATGGTTTAGGTAATAATAATTGTGTAATTGCGGAAGGGTATTGGAATTATGGTCGTAAGCGAATTGATTACTCTTGTTAATGTAGAGTCAAACGAAATTCTTGACGAACAACTAGAATATATCCAATACATTAACGCAGCTATTGATTGGTTAACGACTATTCTAGTTAGTATCAAAGATCGAGAAGTAGTAAAAAATATGGATATACCAGATAAAAGGGCAGTTCCCTCTGACTTCATGGGATTTGTACCTAAAACCGGGTATCCTATCCGCATCATCAACGGAACATTTGAAACGTATGACGGGAGAACGGTTAATCAAGTCTTTTATAGTGTAAGAAGAAATCACATTGATGATTTAGACGATACTATTCCGTTTTCTGAATTCTTTCATCAATATCTAGTGCAGCTTATATCCTTTATGGTGAAGAAAAAATCACTTATGACTGATTATGCAGCTTATGATAAGACGTTCATTGATTACATTACAGAACAAATCAAAACGGCACGGGGTATCACATAATGGGCGTTAAACAGGTAGCAATAACAAACGGCTTCCGATTGGGCCTTGATTGGTCGAACCCTCCGGAAAACATTGATATTCAAGCCTTAACACAGGCTAGGCAATGCGAATTCGATAGGACTGATAATGCCTTGCGTACTGTTCCGGGTGTTCGTGTGTTGTATGATTTCGGATTACCGGCAGAAACGCTATATTTCGATGTCTATCGTAACAAATGGTACTTTTCTAGTGGTAGAAATCTATATTCTACTGATTTCAATACTAATACATTGCTAGGTACGTTAAACGGTACGGGAAAGCCTAAATATCATGCATTTGGTGGTGATATTCTCATTGCTAGTGGAGACAAATTACAAGTTATCTCCGGTACTGGTAAATTAGCCACTATTGAAAGTCCTGTATGCGATATAGTATCAAGCCATTCTGGGCGTGTGCTGGTTGCATCAACTCATTCGCATCGGTTGAACTGGTCGGCGGTTGGCGACTACAATGCATGGACTCATGACAATAACGATGCATCTAGTGCGCAATATGTGGACGTTGGGTATAAAGACCAAGGCAGCATTATTGCCGTAGATTTCTTATCGCGTGCAATTATCGTATATAAGGAATATGGGCGTGTATATCAAGTTGTTGGTACGCCAGATGCACTGAATTTAACGGTATATCCGTTATCCTCTACTGGGTATTGTAGCGGTGCAACGGTAAGCGTTGATGATCGCAGCTATTATCTAGGCAATCAAGGGTTTATGTCTTTTATGCCTACCAATACCTATGCAGAAATACAACCATTTGAAACCGGATTGAATATAAACTCGTATCTATTGAAGTACATTACAAAAGATTGTGATGTATGGCATATATCCAGCCGTAAGCAAATGTGGATTAAACCGTATAACGGCGATACGATATTCATTTATCATTATTTGCCACGGTATGAGGACGGTCGAGGTGTGTTTACATCAAGAAAATTCACACACAACATCAATGATGCGGTGAGCATAGACAAAGAAGTATACATCGCCTACGGAAATAAAATCGGCATCTTAGACGAAACTATAGATACCGATGATAGCGTACAAATTCAGACATCGATAGTAAGTGGCAATAGGCTTGCAACAAGGCAATTCATATTAATTATGAACTACAATTTTGTTACGCATAACCTAATACCCGGATATGGCACGATTGGCATTTCTAATAAGAAACCTAAACCGATTGAATTCACTAGTAAAGCAATTAAAACCTACTATGCGAACTTTAAGACCTACGATTATAAAGCGTTGATGAACGTCAACGAATATACGAAGGCTTATAAAATTGGCGGCGGTGCAAATCGTAATGTACAATTCAAAATCAATGTTCAAAAGGGCGCAATTTCCTTACGCCAGTTAGATTATACATATGAAGAGGTTTAATACATGGCATACAAAGAAAAATACCCTTTGGATATTACGCCACAGGGTGATACAGTACCAGAAAGCATACAGAAAAACCGGAATGAAATATTGAACATCGCACAAAATATGGAATTAAAATCCGGTGGCGGTGGCGGTGGCGGTGGCGGTCTACGTAATAGAGTGTTGAACGGGAAAGTAAGCAATGGCGAATTTTCCTTTTTAACTGGAGATAATTTAAGCGTAATGATTGACGGCAGTCAAACGCCCGTTCTATTATCGTTCGCTGACGGATTTAACAATTTAGGCGCAGTTGATTATATATCCACTATCACCAGAAAGCAAAGTGCATGGAGTTTACCAGCTAATAATACATCATATTTATATGTGGAACGCTCCGAATCTGGTGGATTGACTTATGGTAGTACAACTCTTGAACCATTACGCCAACCAAATGCACCGGAAGCGGCAACGGATAAGATGTATTACAATACTACAAGCGAAAAAATGAATGTATACACAGGCACGTACTGGAAAAACATTCTACGTGTAGTGGTCGCAATCGCCGTAACAGATGCAACACGTGTTAAGTCTATTAAGTATTATGATCCAAATGTTAATACCGCAACAGATGCGGTAATTGGCAAACGTACAGTAGACGGCAAAGACTATTTGATTACAGATATTCTTAACCAAATGGCAGAAGCTATTAAAAAGATAGCTGGCGATGAAAAATTTACTAGCAATCCAACACGTACATTAAAAACCATTACCGATACTATAAACGGACTAGGTGAAACCTATTATAAAAAAACGGATACTGTAAACGAAGCTAAACATGCAACTAATGCAGACGAAGCCAAACACGCAACAAATGCGGATACGGCAAACATCGCAACGCAAAATGTTAAAAAGTCCGGTGATACCATGACTGGTATATTAAAAATAATAGGGTTATCTAGTGGGCCTCTCGATTTAGACCGTTTTTCAAAAAATAAAATCGGATATAGTGGTTTAACAATAGGGACGTGCGACGGATACAATATATGGGGCCAACAATATTGGGGTACTGGCGCCATATTCTCATGGAATACCGGGAATTCAGATTCACGTGTATTAGGCACTCAATTATATTTTGCAAATAGTGATGGAGCATATATCCGTTTTGATACAAATTCAAACAAACCGACAGAATGGCAACGTCTTGCAACATTTGAAAATAAAAACACGTTGTTATTTCCGAATGGCGCTAAATTGAGGATAGAATAATGCCTGACTTAGTACTTGAAAAAGGCGGTCAAACACACCGCTTTAAACTGCACGAAGATAAAAGTGTTACAAACGGAAAAAGTATTTATATTCCATTTAATGGTCGTGATTATTATGCACGTTACGGAGATACACCAACACCACTCGAAGTAGAAATTAAAGACATAAAGCAATACGTACAATATGAACCTGCTGATTTTAAACGATATTATTGGGAGAGAACCGCAGATAATATAGGACAATATAGTGTAATACTGTTCTTTCCTAAAGGCAGATATAGAGTAATACTGGATGGTTACAATGATGAAACGTATGAATTTTCTGCAGGTAATAGTGGGAATCGTACAATTTCTCTTGCTGTTGAAAGGAGAGGTAGATTTACATGTACGATAAGTGGTTTGTTTGCAGAGCGTGTTATGGCTGGTAATGTGTGGAATAAATTAACTATCGAACGAATAGGAGATTAGTAATGCGATTGGACAGTCTTGAACATATGATAAAAGATTATGAACGGCGTACAGGTGAACGTGTTAGCCTAAGTGGTTTTTACTTCGACGAAAACAACAATTATAAAGATAGTTACAACTACTATTTCAAATTCTTCCCAAATGCTGGTTTCCTATTCTGGAGTATCAACGAACATGAGGGCGAACGGTATTTCACTATCTGGCAGACATACGGTGATATGAAAGTCATAGGTAAATATATTGTTGAAGTAATGAAGTTGAATGATCTCGATGTGATTGTAACGGCTACACATCGAAGTGTGCGCGGTTTTATTAAAAAATGGAACATGGAACGTGTTCCGCACATGGACTACACCTACAACGGTTTTAATTACAAAGTGTTAAAAACGGTGCGAAAACACCTTGAAGCTACTTTGTAGAAAGGAAAAGCATGTTCACTTTTGACTTGCAATTATTCGGGGGCGGTAAAAAATCTAAGGTACAAAGCATAGGTGCTAACTTACCACCAGCCGACCCCGAAGAAAAGCAACTATTACAAGGCCAAATGAATTGGATAAATAGAGCCAATCAAAGTGCCAACACCTTGCAAGGTATGGGCGAT